GTTTGTCGGCAGCTGCACGGCACATATCCCACAAATTGTCGTTGACATAAACTTCCCGTAATTGTTTAATCAGGTAATCCATCAGAACGCCTCCTCGGGTTCTTCTTGCGGTGGAGGTGCGCTTTTGAGGGTGTCAATGTATGCAGACGCTTCGCGCTTGGTCATGCCTTGAAGGTTTGCCGGTGGAACTTTGCCCATTGACTTACAGACCGCGCGGATCATGTTTAGTTGCTTGTCTGAGGCAAGGTTTGACGGTTCTGTGATGTGAGTGTCACCGGACATTCTGGATACCTTCTGCATCTCTTCGCGCGACGGGCGTTTCGTCCAGTCGGTGCTAGAAGCAAAATCTGCGTCACTCAATGCGCGTCCAATTGCCGAGGTACATGCGTTTTCTATGTGCGATGTTTTATTGACATTGTTTGACCCGCGCAACTCTTCTGCAAAGTCGGTTGCAATGGGACGGTCATCTTCTCGGTCGACGTAGATGTCGGCCTGGACGATTACTCGGTCGCCTTCAAATGTGATGAGTTTCGTGATGACTCGTCCTTCGGGGTGTTTCTCCCAGAACCGCGCAAGGCGACTGGCAACTGGTTCGTAATCCTCAATGCTCATGACGGGTTCTCCACAATCCACTCGATGACGGCTTTTAGTTCGTCGTTGTTTTGACTGCGAATCGCTGAGACGATGTCAGAATTGGTTGGGTGGCGCAGGCGTTCGGCTGCATTGCGAAGAGTCATGATCAGGGCAATTGCTTGACTGATTGTTGACCCTTCCTCGAAGCGCATTTCTCCGTCAAGTTTGACTGACAGATTCATGAGACGCGCAATGATCTCGTCGGTTGTTAATTCCATGATGTTTCCCTCATCTTTTCTATTGGTGTTTGTGGACTGTACCGCATCCACGCTTCCATCTTGCGACAAGCGTGTGTCGTGACCGGCAGATAAATGCCTGTAAGGATTTCTGCCCTTTGACGCATCCCCATCCCCAAGGCCCGACGCGCCAGACTTTTGTGCCGTCGGGGTTGATGTGGCTTTTGAATGCGATTGCGTCTGCGACCTTGACTTGTTGCGCGGGGGTTTTGCCTTTGGCACTTGTGAAGTCTGACCATCGTTGCCAGGTGCCTCGATAGATGCCAAGACCGCCCGTGTAAGAGCGCGTGGAATGTTGCCAGTTTCCGCCAGTTTCACAACGGGCAAGACCGTCGTAGTAAGCGTCTGGCAGGACTCCGTGATATTTGCTGAAGGTGTCGCGCTGTGCAGCTGCGAATGCCGGAGCAGGAATGGATAATGCGGTGATGAGGGCGATTGCCATGATTCTCTTAGTCAACCTTTTCAACTTCTGTAATCGAAGTAAACGTCATCCAGGGAGCGCGCCTTGTGGCGACTGTGACTTTGACGATCTCTTCTGTTGCCGAATCCGTGAAGATTTGGACGAGGGTTAGTTTGTCCTTAGACCATAACGGGTAGTAACCCCAGATTGGAAGTATCAACGGTTTGCCATCATTTTGAGCCAGAGCCAGCATCCGACCCATCCCATTATGAAACTGTAGATGAATTGTGTATCGGTCATTGCGTTTCCCTTCGCTAGACGTGTCTTGATGTTGTAACACAAGCGAGCGTCAGATTGGCGGATTCGACCTCGGAACCAATGAGGGAAACACAGTCAGTCCCGAGGTCTAGCGCGAAGAGGGTGATTTCTTCGGGCGATTTAAGGCTTGGGCAACGCCCGCCATGCGGCTTCAAATGCCTCTGCTGATTGCTTTGCCATTTCAAAATGCAGCCAGTTTGGGTTGCCTTCGTATGAGCCTGCGTTGTCGTCTGCGGTGTAAATCTTGACGCCAGTTTTACCTTCGCCTCGAGAGCATCGGTAGCCCGCGCCGTATGAGCCGTATGCGTACCAATGAAGTTCGCAGAGTCCAAGGGCTTTTGAGTTGGCAAGGAACCAGTCCCACATCTCGCGGGCTTGTGCTTCGTCTTTGTATTGAATGTCGGCTGCGTATCCGGTGGCATGGACGGAGAGTCCGGCATTGTTTCTCATTGGGCGGTTGGCGTATGTTCCAAGGCTTTTGGTTCCCCAACGCTTTGCGCAAAGTTCAACAAGTTTTGCGGTGACAGGTTGAGTGGCTTTGCCGTCCCAAGATGGATAATACGGGTATGGCCTGACCGTCATTCATTGTCCTTATCGTTCTGATGATTTTTAAGGCCGTTTGAAGCGAGCAAGCCCGCCAATACCCCACTCATGGTCAAAGTTAGCGGTGACAATATCTTCCAGGCTTCAGCATCGTTCGGTGCTTGCTCCAACGGTTGAGTGACAAAGAGAAGTCCGTAGAGAAGCACAAATACGGTGCCAACAAATGCGATGGAAATTGCTAATCCGACAATGAGGATTAGTCGGCCTTTGATTTCTTCGTTTGAGAGTCTTGCGCGTAGTTTCATTAGCAACGTCCGTCTGGTGCGATGGTGGTGGTTGGGGTGGTGATTTCCGTTGTTCGGGTCATGACTTGGTTTTTGGTGCGTGGACAGTTAATCCGTTCACGATCAGCACATGCGGTTAGTGATGCGCAAATAACCAATAAAATCAGGCTTTTTCGCATTATGCGCTTATCTCCATAAGAATAATGTTGCTTTGCGCTCCTGCTAATTGCGCATACACAGTTCCTGTGCCGGATGTGCGTTGATAGTGAACTGTGTATGTAGTTGAGGAAGTTGTTGCAGGCGAGTCAAGATAAAAAATATTTGTCATTGTTCCTGTGTCGCTTGCAAAATAGTTTGCGTTGTTAGATGTCCATACATCAGTTGCTCCGCGAACTAGTTTCATTCCAACTTCTGCTGATCCAGCCGAGGACATCATTGCTTGAGCAGTCAAGACAAGTATTTTGCTTGTGTTTGATTGTGGAGTGATTGTTGCGCTGAGGTTTGACGTTGCGTATGTTGCAGCAGTTCTTGCGGTTTGTGTTGTTGAAGAGCCCATAACTACTTGCAATACGCGAAACGCGCCCCTCAGATCATTTTGCTGCGAAGCCGTAAGAATTGCGCCAGCGACGAAACTTGCGGGAAGGTTGGTTGGTGTTGCCATATTGTGTCTCCTTTAGAAACTTAGAAGGTTGTTGTCGAGCGTTCCGAAGATTGCATCGTCAAAGGTGAGGTATTGGTTGCCGTCCGTACTTTCAAAAGTGTACGAAACAATGTGAGACCCTGGAACGATTCGGTGTTGAATTCCTGAGGTAATGAGGGTCTGCGATTCTGTCAGCGGGGTTCCGGTGTTGTAGTCCTTTTGAACTGTGACGACTGATGTGAGGTCAATGGCAAAGATGGTTGCCCATTGCGCTGAGGTAAGAGCTGCGAGTTCGCATGAGACGCCCGTGAAGCGGACGACGGGGTTGCGGTATTTGCCAAGAAGGTACGCGCCAAGCCCTGCGACTTCTGATGTTGTTGAGTTAAGCAAACTGAGGAGGTTGTAGTTTTGAGCCTGATACAACGCAATTGAGTCTGCATCCGACGAGGTTTGTGCCGCGCCTGCGGGCGATTGGGTCACGATGTAGTTGTAGAGCAGTTCTGATCCGTACTGATTGACAAGGCTCATGTATGGAATGCCTGTGCCATTGGTCGTAAAAGACGCGCCTGCAACGGGGTTCAGAACGCTTGTTCTGCCCTTAAAGGTCAGAGTACCGTCGGCTGAGGTGTAGAGGTAGCCCTGCTCGGAGGTGTTGACCTGCTGCAAATAGTTAAGGACGTTTGTGTCCTGAGAGACCGCGTAAGCCCCGAGAGTAGACGACCCTGTACCAATAGACCTTGCGCCCTGATACGCAATCTCTGGACGGTCTAGAACGGCGTCTACGCGCAAGCCTGAAGTCTGTGTCGACGGCGTGAAGGCGTTAAGTTGCTGATTGGCCAGGGTTCCGAAGGTGTCGACGCATCGAGCAAACATTCTGCCCTGGTTGGCGTTCTGATAGTCCAAGTCCCAATCCTCAACGAAGCCCGTGTAAATGGGGGTGCCGTTGGCGTAAATGATGATTGGCGAGCGAGGCAACACATACGGGTAATAAATGCTCGAGGTGTTTAACGGGTCAAGAATGCGTGAGTTGTTGTTGAAGACGACCTGTGCGGTTCCTGCGTTGAACTGGTCAAGTTGGCGGTTGCGTCCGCGCTTAATGTTGACAGACAGAACGAGCGAAGTCAGGTCTGCATATGCAAGACCGCCCAGGGTGCTTGTGTCAAGAATTCCGAAGACGGCATCGTCAAGTTGAAAGGGTGTACCGAATCCTGTGGTTGTCTGGAACCCGACAAGGACTTGATATGTGGGGACGGTCATTAGAAAGTGACCGCCGGTGCGAAGACGACTCCTGAGTTGCGTTGCGCTGCAAGGATGGCGTCGATGATGTCTTGTCCAACTGTGGCAGGTGATGAGACAAGTCCTGCGTCAAGGTTGATGATGATGTCGTTGAATGGCCCGATGCCACCAAGCCCTGCCTGGGCGAATCCACCTGAAGTGTCACCTTCGGACTTGTATGGGGTCATTGGGGGCTCTGCGGGGCTCTTAGAGGCCTTTCCAGGGGATGGAGAAGTATCGGTCAGACCTGTGAACGGTGCGACGAAGGCAGCGGTCGCGGTAGACCCTGACGCGCTTCCACCACCTTCGCCCATGTGACCGAGAGAGATTGCGCTGATGTAAGGAATGTCTTTGAACGGAGAGAGAAGGTTGATACCTCGAATGATGATGTTCGATGCTTTAACCCATGCGTTACCCATAAATTCAAAGTAGTCAGATATGCCGTTGACAAGGGTTTTGACTCCGTCGCGGAACCATGAGAAACGGGAATACAAAAGAACAATTCCAGCGATGATTGCGGTAAAGACAATAAGTCCAGAAGCAACTTGAAGCGCGGTGAATGAGGTCGCCAGAAGTGCGTTGGCAACTACTGCAATCTTGGTTGCTGCGGTGTACGTCACGATTGCTCCCGCAATGGCGGTGACGGCAGCTGCGATTGCAAGGAATACTGCCGGATGATCTGATGCCCATTGGGAGAACTTCAGAAGGACTGGAAGGATGGCTTCGATTGCCGGAAGAAGAGCTGCGCCGATTGACTCTTTTGTTTCGTCAAGGGCAACTTTCATTCTGGCAAATTTGCCTGCTGCGGTGTTGGCTGCGTTTGATGCTGCACCACCAAAGGTCTCTGCCATTGCCTTAGTTACTTCGTCGAGTGAGGCCCCTGCCTTAATCATGTCTCGGAGTTCTGGGGACAGTTTTGCAAGCGCAGTAAAGTTTCCGCCGTATGCCTTTTCGAGAGTCTTTGTCACGGTTTCAAGTGAGACGCCTTTTGCAGCTGCGACGTCCATTGCAAGACCGGCTGCCTTTTGTGCTTCGGTGATGTCTCCAGTTGCGCGGATTAGTCCTGCAAGTGCCGGACGAAGTTCGTCGTCTGTGACTCCAAGCAATTTTCCCTGCACCGATATCCAGTTTTCGTTGGCTGCAATCTGTGCGTCGGTTGCGCCTGTGGTGCGTTGAATCTGACTGGCGAGGGCTTGTTGTGCTGCTGCATCTTCGGCTGCTGCCTTAACTGCCAGTCCAAGTCCTGCGGTGATTCCAGCAAGTGCAGCTGCTGCGGGAAGTGCTGCCTTTGTAATTGCCAGATGCGCGCGCTCGCCATTGGTTTCAAGATTCTTGAATTCCTTGATGGCAGATGTGACTCCTTTGCTGTCAAAGGTGGAGATGATTGGGATTGCAAGTGCCATTAGTCAAGTTCTTTCTGAACGAGTTTGATTGCGTCCATTGACGCTCTTAGCATCTCACGCTCAATTTCTTTGCGCTTGCGAAAGACTGCCGGACCAAGAACTCGAGTTGTGCCTGGACGAATGTCGCCAAGTGAATCACCGAGGCTATTTGGGTTGGCGCGTCCCGCTGCTTCAAAGACCGCAGCTGCAACATTGGTCTGCGTGATGTAGATCAGCGAAGTTGCCTCTCGAGAAGCATCAACTTTTAATTTGACTCCTGAGATTGCGCGCGCCACAGAGAATGAAAATATCTTTTTTCCGTTCTGTTGCCATTGACGAGCCATGCCCGAAAGCGGAACTTTTGTGTAGCCCCGTTGGACTTCTTGAATTGCAGGTTGGGCAATGGCGGTTGCTTGTGCGACAAACTCTTT